GAAGAAAAATTAATCGAAAAAGTTATTGAACAACTCGGTCTTGTACAACCAAAAGAAATACGAATTGCTTGGGGGTCTACATGGGATGGGACAAAATGGAAGTTTGAACAGTCTTCCGGTGTATTAAACCCAAACGGCCAACTTCCTTTCTTTGGGAAATCTAAAAAAGTGGCTATGTGTGGTATGATGTCTCCAAGGAACACACCCTATTCAAGTATAGAGGCTGCAGTTGAAGTTGGTCGAGCATTCTGTAACAAACAATTCGGAACACGTCGCCCATATGAACCTTTCATGATTACACATATCATTATGCTACTTATAGTTTTACTGATCATACTTGTGTATAGGAGAAAACAATGAAGTTCGTAGGAAAAGTTCATGAACCAATGTACGAATTCAATGACAAAAAGTATATTCGTCTTATAATTCCCGCTAAAATGTCCGAAATTATAGATCGAATGCACATAGGTAAGTGGTATTTACTCACAAATAAACACATCGATAACCCCCTTGAGGGTAACATTCTCACCGTGAAGGTGCCATTTCGCTATAGGAGAGTGATGTGTGAAGTCAGAGGACGTCCAGTACAATCTCTTATATCGGGAGATGAAGTCGATATTAATGTAGATTTCAAGGGTGTTTGGAATGTAGGAAATTACTCGGGCTTCTCTTGGATACTCTCAAGCTGTTCAGCTTCCTCCCCCTGATTTTCAGGTAATTGAATATCATTCAGTCCCGCTTTCTTAAAACCTTCAAAGGTAGAAAGTACACCTTGAAGCCTGAAAACTTCCTGTGTAAGCTCCTCTATATTCACACGAATCTTCTTAATATTCTCAACAACATTGATCGAAGGCATTATAATCAGTTAAAGTTTTTCCCCTTTAACTGATTAAGAATGACAACTCTTACAAGGTCTGGTCTCATAATAGATAATCCAACACCCGAAATTAAAAAGGAACTTACGGTAAGAGCGGTCGTCAATAATGAATATGGATTTCCCCCACCGCCTTTTAAAGTGTATAGATCAGCTAAGAACGGGATTTGTGTCCCAAGATACTATGGAACTTATGTACCACAAACAGACAAAAGACCAAACCCCGTCAAAACCTCAATTAGTTTTAAAGGGAAACTTAGAGACGAGACCAAACAAAATGATGCATTTAACGCCGCAATTCAAGCAGGTCATGGCGTCTTGTCTTTACCATGTGGCTATGGTAAAACAACCGTATCCTTGGCCATAGCTTGTAAGCTTGGATATAGAACTATGATCATCGTACACAAACAGTTTCTAGCAGATCAGTGGAGAGAAAGAATCAAACAGTTTTGCCCAGGTGCCACAATAGGTACAATCCAACAAGAAAAGAAAGAAGTTGATTGTGATTTTGTTATCGCTATGCTCCAGTCTCTTTCATTGAAGGAATATTCTTTTAATGATTTCGATACCATAGGTACTGTTATCGTAGATGAAGCTCATCATATATGTGCAAAGGTATTCAGTCAAAGTCTTTTCAAGATGTGTCCAAAACATATATTTGGATTATCGGCAACACCACACCGTAAAGATGGTCTTAGTAAGGTCTTACATTGGTTCATGGGTCCTATATTTTTTGCAGTAGAAAGAGAAAATCAAGGTCAGGTTGAAGTATTTTCAATCCAATATGAATGCCCAATGTTTAAGAATCCTCCACCATGTACACGGAATGGTCAACTTTCGTTGGTGAATATGATTACCGAACTTGTGGAGCATCGTGGTAGAAATAGAATGTTAGCTGGTCTTGTAAAGAAAGCATCTAGTGGATCGAGACAATTACTAGTACTCAGTGACAGACGACAACACTGTGAATTTCTTCATCAATGTTTTCCTAAAAGTTCTGGACTTTACATGGGAGGAATGAAGGAAGCTGATTTAGAGGCATCTTCAAAAAAGAAAATTATATTTGCCACATTCAGTCAAGCACATGAAGGTTTAGATATCCCTACGTTAGACACTGTTATTCTTGCAACGCCCAAATCTGATATTCAACAATCTATAGGACGTGTCATGAGAGAGACGCCGGGAAAGCAAAACAATCCACATATCTATGATATTGTAGATCAGTGGTCTATACTGTTTGCTATGTATAAAAAACGCTTACGAGTATATAAACAAGGTGGTTTCAATATAGATGCTGTTCAGGGAAAGGAAGAAGACGAAAACCTCTTTCAGGGAAAGTGTTTGTTTTTATAATCTGAATAAGTAATAGATATGTCTGGTGCATTGATACAACTGGTCGCCAAAGGGGCCCAAGATGTTTTTTACATGAGTGGTGAAGGAATGTCTCTGTTTACTTCTAAATATACGAGACACACAAACTTTGCACAAGCTCCAAAACTCATAAAAGAATTTTCGTTAGCCGAAGATTCTTGTGTCATTCCAACAAGTGGTGATCTTCTAACTGGATTATGGTTTGAGGGTACCAACTTGATTGAAGGATTTCAAGATTCTATCATAGATCTTTATATAGGAGGTCAAAAAGTAGATTCACAACCATTCGATTTTATAAGTGATATTTATCAAAATTATCTCGCTGATACGTACACAAAATCTCAGGAGATTAACAATAAATGTTCCGTGAGTAACACGAATTTTATTCCTCTAACATTCTTTTTCAATAGTAAAAGCTCATATATCCCAATGGTAGCTTTGCAATATCACCAGGTAGAGATTCGTGTCAGATTTAAGAAGAATTCGAACACACCATTTACAGCAAAATTATACGGTAATTATGTATATTTGGATGCACCAGAAAGGAAGAGATTTACATCCGGTAAACACGATTTCATTGTCACACAAACACAAACTATAAAAGAAAAGATGGTGACAGGCTACAATGACTATGATTTATCAACATTTAATCACCCGGTCAAGTCTTTATTTTTTGGTGTACCAACAAAATCCAGTAACGTCATAGAAGATCGTTTTACATTTGATACAGCCGATATACTTCTCAATGGTACACATTTACTAGAGGGTATGTCACCAACATATTTCCACTCAGTACAAAATTATTATAAATCAGAATACGGAGTTTCCGGTTTTAATGAAGTTTATAACACACCATTTTATACAAGATATTATGCATACCACTTTTGTACAAACGCATCCGACTATAAATCTACAGGAACATGCAATTTCAGCAGGCTTGACAATGCCAACCTTCAATTGAGAGATATAAAACTCGGTACACTAAGAACCGGGGAGGATATACGGATTTATGCAGTAAATTTCAACGTGTTGCGTGTCCAGGACGGAATGGCCGGAATTTTATTCGGAAACTAAAGTAGTAAACCATGGTTGGTAAAACACCTCAAGTTCGAGAAATTGTCTTTAACGTTCTCGATGACAATGGCGAACGTACCGTAGTTGCGAAAGGTGCCACATCAGTAGACGTCGGTGACACGAACCAACTTTTTACAAGGACTTCTAATCTTGAAGTTCTCAGTTCCAATAATTTTTCGAATATAAGTAATGTACAAAGTAATATCGTAAGTATCGAAGGATTCATGAGTCAGTTTTCTGGTAGCGTATATTCACCCCTCTTAATACAGTTACAGTCTCATCACACTGATAATGTTACCCGTATTGATACATTATTTACTGACCTATCAGCAAACGCTGTTAATGTAGATGGAACATTTTCAAATGTAATTGTTCTTCAAGATGATCTATCTGCCAATGTTACACGTATTAATACATTATTCACCGATCTACAAGCAAACGCTGTTAATGTAGATGGAACATTTTCAAATGTTTCAATTTTGCAATCAAAGCAAACAACCGATTATGCTAACATATCAACTCTTCAAGGCCAAATTGCATCGGTCACAAACTTCGGTAGTATTGTTACTTTAGGGAGTGATGTAGTTGCTTTGAAGAATCGTGTAGCTTCTTCCACGATACGAGTTGGTGAAGATGCCGGAGGTGGAACCTCCGATACGTCATCCCTGGCAATTGGAGCCCAAGCAGGCAACTTTATGGGTACTCAATCTATAGCTATAGGTGCTTTAGCAAATTACAACGCGAACCCCTCAGAGGCCACGGCCACCGCACGTTCTATTGTTATAAACGCAACGGGAGCACCATTAACCGCACCCAGAAGTGATACACTTGTTATTGGTTCTATAGAAGAGGATAATAGTAATATTATCTGTATGATGGGTGCTAATGTCCTTTCCAGTACCACAGGAGCCTGTGAAATAACTCGCACATCATTGTTGAAACTGATGGACTCTAATGTTCATATTTCAACAAATGTGAGTATTGCTAATGATACCATTTTATTCAGACCCAATGGTAATGGTTCTTTTGGAGGCGACATAGATATTAACGCAACTCTAGAAGTGGGTGGTGCATCGTCGTTTGGAGGAGCTATGACACTCAATGACAATCTCGAAACCACGGGTACTTCTTCATTTGGTGGTAAAATGGAGGTCAATAACGACATTGACTGTAACGGAGAAAGTTTTATCATGAAGAATATTTCTGCAAATAAGATTATTCTTCGAGATGACGGTACAGCTGATTTTGTCAGTGACGTTGATGTAGGTGGAAAACTAGACGTGGTCAATACATCGTCGTTTGGAGGAGCTATGACACTCAATAACAATCTCGAAACCACAGGTACTTCTTCATTTGGTGGTGATATGACAATTAATGGTAATGTCACACATACCGGAGAAAGTTTTATAATGCAGGGTCCAGATACTAACGGCACTACGGGTGACAGGATAAGTTTAACTCATAATGGTACCTCTTCGTTTTCGGGTGCAATGACTGTCAATAACATTAATTGTGATAATTACGTCGATATAGAACATCCTACAGCCGGTGGATTAAGAATTTATAATGATAATACTGGTTCAGAAAAAGCATCTATATTACAAGATGGAACTGGTTCATTTTATAGTAATGTGTATATAAATGCGGTGGTAGATAATACGTCTACTAACCCAGCATTAAAAGTAGCCGGTCGCACACTTTTAGACGGTGGTTTAAGTGTTTCGTCAACTGAATCATCATCTTTTGCTGGTCTTGTTAGGTTTGATGGTACTTCCTCATTTGGTGATGATATGACACTTAATAATATCGTCACACAGACCGGGGAAAGTTTTATAATGCAGGGTCCAGATACTAACGGCACTACGGGTGACAGGATAAGTTTAACTCATGATGGTACCTCTTCGTTTTCGGGTCTAATGACTGTCAATAACATTAATTGTGATACTTACGTTGATATAATAAACAGTGTAACCGGTGGATTGCGAATTGGTACAGGAACTTCTTCAAACTTTACTCAAAATGCCACTGTATTACAAGATGGAACGTCTTCATTTGCTGGTGCGATGAAAATCAATAATGAGCTTACTATTGATGGTCATACATATTGGAAAGATGGTGTAGATGAAAGATGTAAATTGACAGTTGGTACCGGGGATGGTGATAGCGAAATGTTGATTAGAGGAGGTTTGAAGATAAATAATGGATCTGATACAAATGCTAGTATATCCTCCGCTGGTAACGCTGAATTTAATCAGTTAACATGTGGTGCATTCAACCACCCCACGCCCGGAGGCGTTTCAACGTTCACCTTTGGTGGAGAAATTCAAGCCCTTGATCTTGCTATAACGTCAGATGAACGTCTAAAGAGTGATATTAAGAAGATTCCTAAAGCTCTTGATAAAGTAAAAGAGCTTTCTGGATACACATACACAATTAACGAAAAACAATCTGCGGGTGTTATTGCTCAAGAATTGTTAAAGGTTCTTCCAGAATCCGTCACTACCAGAGATGATGGTTACTATAGTGTAACGTATCATGGTCTCATAGGCCTTCTCATCGAAGCCGTCAAAGAATTATCCGAAAAGGTTAAATAAACATTTCAATTTTCCCATCCTTATAGATAAGTATGGCAAAAGTGAATAATTAACGATCTAAAGTGTCCATCAATGCAAGTGTTAACACACCAACAATGAAGAACATAACTACATAGTTGCACTCCGTATCTTCCGCTGTCATCGGTTTCTTCTGAGGGACCGCAACCCGTCTCTGGGCTGGAGGAGTGATGGGCTCCTCCTCAATTGGACAGTAGCCTATCATTTATATTATGTCTACAGATTAATTTCCGTCTTCTTCTTTCTCCTTTTTTTACTAGAGCTTCCTGCAACATTTACTTCCTTCACTTCACCACCAGTAGATTCACCTGAAATAGAAACAATGTCAGATACATTGTCATCGTCATCAATCATAGGAGGATCTTCACGAACAATCTCAAGTGGTTTGGTGTTCATGGGGGGCGGAGGAGGCATCATAATTCCACCCATAAGACTCGAAATGTCTACACCAGGTCCCTGCATCTCATAGGATCCATCTTGATTACCTGTAGAAGTCTGTGATTGAGACTGAGCAGCTGTATTTTGTACCGCTGACATCATATTCTTAACAAGGTCGGGGTTCTGCTTCAATACATCATTAACATTGGGTATAGCCGCCTTGAACATAGAATTTGTAAGATGAAACATCATTGCTGAACCACCAAGCATCATTATCAATTTCACCTCAGGGGCGACATTCACCTTGTTCCTATATTTCACGTATAACTCTTCGAATACAGTGTCATAGTCCTCGACCGACTCCATTACATTTTCAGACCAACCTTCAAGCTGAATCTCAAAAGGGTTATAACGCTTATTTAAGAACTCTAAACCGGTTACACATGCAACTAACATGCGACGACTGAAACGAACAGACTGATCAACTTCTATTCCATATGTGATACGCTTAACTTCCGTGCGAATCTCGTCAACACCAGAATACATATTGAGACGCTTATTGGTGTTTACACCCTTCTTCTCAAGACGTGCAAGTTTATTCAATAAATCCGCCTTCTCTTCGTCAACGGATGCATATCCTTTAGATGGTTGTTCTTCAGTGTATCCACCACCACCACCTCCACCTCCACCCATTCCCATGTCAGCATCTCCATCTTGATAGTCGTCATAGTCACCATAATCTATTTCTTCAGCAGGTGGCTTAGGTGGGGCTGATTGTTTTGTAGGGTTAGCAAACGCGTCAATTTCTTCCTGATGATTCATTTGGGGAGGTCTGGATGAAACCATAGGCCTGGGCCTGGGCCTGGGTCGAGAAGGTGGGGCAATCTGAATCTCATCCATTAAAGCCTGTTCATTTTCGTCTAATTTAAGGATTTCGGTATCCCCCCTATCTAGGATAATCTCTTCGTCCATCTACTCTTTATAATGAAACTAAAGTACTATCTTTAACGCACTTCATAAAAAATGTTAGTTACTATTAAATGAAATTTAACCGTAATACCCTTTTGGTAATCCTCAGTGTAGTTGCCATAGGCTTCCTTGTTCGCCGTACTGTGTTGAGCTGCTACCAACCCAGGCCCATTGAAATCGAACCTGTTAATGAGCAATCGATTCACGAACTTGAACACAATATAAAGTGTACCCCAGGTCGTGTCGATGGTAGCACTTACACTAAGGCCCTCACACCCGGTGGTCTCTGCGGGTCTGAACAAGTCGTGAGGGATCAGGCCAATTATGCAATTGTTGACGGAATCGGTGGATCTTTAATCTAAGTGTACTGTAAATGACTACAGTTACCGCTGTTAGATTAGATGTTCCCGATTTTGATAATGAGTACCACACTATTACTGTTGATACCATAGGTCAGTCGAGTGCTAATACATTTACAGTGTATCTGAACACACCTCTTCGTAATGTTGTACAAGCTCGCCTTTTAGGTGCTCGTATTAAGACACTTCATAGCACAGAACATTGTTATATCTCGATAGATGAACTCGACAGTAATTTTGCAGATAGAGCAACGAAAGATCCTCCTCTTTCTGTTTCTTCTCAACCAGGATTATCCGTTTTACGAAACTCCTTTGCCAGTATCGTAAGTGAAACAGTGGCTACTTCTGGAGATCAGGTGATATCCTTCAAAGACAATTACATGGTTGCCCAACAATTCTTAGATCCCCTCGCCAAACTTGATCGTCTCACAATTCGTATTCGTGATGAGGACGGCAACACTATTAAAAATCCCTCCTCCGCAGGTAATAACTTTCTCGTACTTCGTTTTGTATGCAAAAAGTCGAACTTAAAATAAACCTTTCCTTATTGTAACTATGTCATCCGGTATAGTGAAACTTATCGCTATTGGTTCTCAAGATGAACATATTATGGGAAAACCTGAAATTTCTTTTTTCAGTTCGACGTTTAAAAGACATTCAAACTTTTCACAGACCGTCGAAAAACAATTGATACAGGGGGCTGTGAATGGTGGTTCCATGTCAACTATCCGTTTCGAAAAAACAGGTGACCTTCTTGGTTATACATATTTCACTATTGATGATAATAACGCATCCCTAGATCATCCAGATTGGACACGTCTCATCGATTATTGTGAATTATTAATTGGAGGTCAAGTTGTTGATACTATAGATTCTGTGTTTACGGAAAAAATCGCTATTGACACATTTGCTAATAACGTCAGTAAAAGTTCTAATGGTACCCACCCGGGTGTAAGTGCTCGTTCATATTTTTATCCTTTACGTTTCTTTTTTTGTGAATCTCCTCAGATGGCTTTACCACTTGTAGCTTTAAATTATCATAATGTGGAGCTACGAATACATTGGGGACCTGAAGCCGGTAATTATCAGTGGTCCGCACATAGTAATTACTACTACTTAGATAACGAAGAACGTGGAACTTTCGCTAGTCGAGATATAGAAATGTTGATATTCCAGGTTCAAAAAAATATTCCAAGTAATGAAACCATACAAGAGCTTCATTTTAACCACCCCGTCAAATATATCGCGTCCAGTAATACAAGTAATTATAGTGCATTGACTTCTTATAATAATAAAGTTAAAGTAACCATAAATGGTGTAGACATTGATGGATATAAATGGGCTCGTCCACACTTTATAGAAGTCATGAATTATTACCACACTAATTTCGTTACATCCCCAGACTTCTTCTTATTCTGCTTCTGTCTTACAACAAGTCTTATGCAGCCTACAGGAACTCTAAATTTCAGTAGATTAGATGATGCGAAAATATTCAGTGAAACGATGCCTATAACCGACCCAATATATGCAGTGAACTATAATATCCTCAAAATCTCCAATGGAGTTGCCGGTTTGCTCTATGCCAATTAAAATGCTAAGATATATTAAATGGTGAAGAATTTAAGCACTATTGATCGCGGCACAAAGGTGAGATTTGGTCGTTGGCATAACGACGACCAGGCCGAAAACA